CCGAGGCCGTGCGAAACGGCATGATTCCAATCAGGATCGGCTTGATGCCGGCCGCGACGCAGTTGGTCAGCATCGTGCCGTAGGCCGCGAGGATGGACGCGGTGGAGGTGCCGTCGCGCAGATCGTTCACGCCACCTTCGAGCAAGGCCAAACGTGGATAGCTGTTGAGCACGTCATTCGTCCAGCGCGGCAGGATGGTGGCGAAGAGCCGATTCCCGCTGTAACCCATGTTCTGCACCGACCAGCGCGTGCCGGTCGCCAGTTGGTCGGGGATGTCGATTCCGGCGACGTAGGTGCCATTGGTTTCAATGAGCGATGCGGACCCGGAATTGCCGCTCATGATGCTGTCGCCAATCGCGACGAGGACCGGCGCGGTCATGTAGCTTTCCAGCACCACGCAGGCATCGGCCGTCGCGGTCTGGGACTCCCACGCATAGAACGTATCGCCCGCAGTGGCGTTGCTGATGGAGTAGATCGTCGAGGACGTGTTGACCGGCGTTTCGCTGTTGAACAGCCGCGCCGAGGCCGACGAGTAGGTGACCCGCACGCCGACGTAATCGCCAAGCTGCGCCGCGATGGTCGTGGACAAGTCCAGCGTATCCACGATGCCGGCCGTGAGCTGGCTGCTCAGGTTCTCGGACGTGCCGACGAGCGAGTAGTTGTTGCTCGCTACCTTGCGCCAGACCTTCACGTAGAAGCCCGTCACCGCGGTCGTGCTGGCAATGCTCACCTTGACCCGTTGCAACGTGCCGGTTTGCCGGAGCCGTTGGGCATTGCCGACGTTGATGAACTCAAAGCTCGTCTCGCCGGAGTTCGGTCCGAAGTCGCCGGCCGCGTAGGTCGCGGATTGATATGGCGCGACTTGGACGACGTTGGTTCGGCCGGTGACCACGCCGGGGAGAATGGCCAGCGAGCCCGTGGCGGTGCCGTTGGTGACCGACAGGTTGACCGCTGCACCGTTGGTGCGGTCAAGTTTCGCGCTCGCGTCAATCGTTCCGCCATCAATCGTCACCCCGGTCAGGTCGCCCGTCATGCGAACCTCTTTCCATCGGCCGGTGCCGGTGCTCGTCGCGTAAACCAGCGGGCTCGTGGTGTTGGTCGAATCCGATGCCGCCGGGTAGTAGCGGAATTGGATGCGCGTGTTGTTGTTGGTGTTGACCAGGATGACATCCGGCGCGGATGCCGATGGAGTCAGCGCAACCAAGGCCGCCGCGGAATCCACGACGCGCGGGGTGCGTTGCGCGGTGGCCGCGAAGCAGAGCAGGCAAAGTGCTAGAAGATACCTCATACGAATCGGAGCAGTCGGCCGGCGATGGAGTCCAAAGCGATGGTGTCGGAGTTGTCGGCGGTGTCCGAAGATCCGGCGTCGTAGCGGAACATGCCGCCAAGGAACGATGCACTCGACGCGATGGCATACATGCGGTCGTCAATGAACCGGGTGTGTGCCTTGGCCGCGGTGAGCGTGGCGAAGTAGGTAATCAGCGAGACGGGCGCGCTGGTTTCGGTCACCAGGTCTTCGATGTCCGCGGCGGTTGAACCGACCTCGATCAGAACGTAAATGTCAGAATCCGCGTCGGGATAGTAGCGATATATGCCGGCCAGCAGCGTGACGGAGAAGGCGCCGGTTGAAGCGTTCGGCGTCGCGCGGACGTCTCGGCGCGTGACGGTATTGGAACCGGACACCACCGGGCTTTGCCGCTCAAACAAGACGCCATCAGCGGGCGTATCGTTTGGGTCTTTGGCGATTCCTGAAATTGTGGGCATACGTTATGCGGGTGCGGTGGCGGGTGCCCAGCGCGTGGCGCGGTAATGGATTCGGAAGCTCTGCCGGCGCGCGGCGTAGCGTTTGCCGCCCTGCGTCTCGGAGGCTTCGTGGCCGGCGCTTACAAGGTCATCACACAGGCCGCCGAGCGTCTTGTCGGTGCCGAGCGCAACCATTAGGTCGGTCCACAGGTCCGAAGCCGTTTCGTTCGGGTCGTTGTCTTTGAGCGCAGTCGCGTGTGAGACAATATCAAACTCAATGACTCCGAAGTTCTCGCCAACCATGCCAGCCGCTTCGGTGCCGCCGGTTTCGCGAATCACAAAGCCGGCGGTGTTACCTTGCCCCGTGGGCTCGGTGTCCTTGTCGGGGTTCAGCCGCACGTTGCTGCCACCGTTGGTCAGATAGCCGCTGCCCGTGGTGATCGTCTCAAGACGAGTCGCTAAGGCGGCAAGAATCTGTTGTCGGCGTGCGCTCACGTATTGGCCAAGGTCAGTTTGGTTGCGCCGCGGCTGTCGGGTTCCACGGCGATGATTTCAAAGGTTCTGTCAGCACCCGGAAGTTCGATCCGGAGCGTATCCCCAGCGGCCACGTCGGCAACGTCGGACGTTCGCGCGGTGGCGGTGGGTGCGGTCAATTCCACGGGCTCAAGTCCGATGATACCGGTTGGCTCCTGAAACAGCACAACCAAGCGCCGCTTTGTGCCGGCAGCCATGCTCACGTAAGCGGTGTCGCCCGCGTGCGAGAACAGGTCTTCCAGCCCTTCGGCTAGGCATTGGTCGGCAAGATTCATCAGGAGGAAAACGGGGCGGACGGGATGAGCACATGAACCCATCCGCCCCGCGCGTGGTGTTTCGCTTAGCCGAGGAGCGTAGCCACGAACTCGGGTTTCCAGACCTTCACGCCGTAGAAGGCCATGAGTTTGATTTGGCTCATGCCGTAGCCCTTGTAGAGCCGGGCCGAGAACGACAGGCCGGTGCGTTCATCGAACAGCGTTGCGATTTCCTCGCCAACGTCACCGCCGGGAGGTTGAGCGGGCGGGCGCATCGCCAGTTCGATGGCGTTCTTATGGAACGCGACGTTGGCGGTGTAGCTGTTTCCGATGGTGACCGCCTTGCCATCAACAATGGCGCCGCGAAGACCCGGGTAGTTCAACACGATGTCACCAGCAACCGCGGTTAGTCCGGTCTTGACCACGTAATTGCCAGCGGTCGGTTCGTCCGCAACGGAGATTACGTCACCAGCCTTGAAGCCGGTGCTGTTCACCGTGCCGCCGTCAACCGAGATCGTGGTGGAGCCGACGGCGATGTTGCCGTTATTGATGACGTAGGAAGCGCCTGCGCCCTTGGTGTGAGCCTGAACCCCGGCGCTAGACCGGATGGACATGTTGTATACGTTCAGCAACTCGCCGCGGCGAAGTGTCACGTCGGTTCCCGCATCGCCCACGTTGGTCAAGCTAGACCGCTTGCGAAGGTTCGCGGAGGCGGCGGTGTTAATGACGCACGACAACATGCCGTCCTTCATCGGCGTTCCGTTGTCCTCCAGAATGCGGTAAAGGTCGGACAGAATCTCAAAGTTGCTGCCGAAAGGAGCAGTGCCAGCAGTGCCAACCGCGCGGCTCGATCCTTTGTAAGCAACCTCGGCAACCTTGGACTCAATCTGGTTGACCATCTTGCGAATGCCCTGCGCGTAAAGCGTGGTCAGTGCGGCCTCGGCGCCGACCGTGTTCACAAGCTGCAACCACTGTTCACCCTTCAGCGGGATGCTGGCCCCGGCATACAGGGACAGGGACAGGGTTTCGACTGCCGTAGTAATGTCGGCTGCATCCGGCGGAGTCATCGCCGGAGTGTAGCTGGTTTCGAGCGTCGGCTCGGTGGTCCGCATCGAAGTGACGGTGCCGCCGGCAGAGACGCCTTCGGAACCGCCGTTGACGATGACGCCCTGAATGAAGCCGGTCGGCTCTTGTGCGACGATGTCGCGGGCTTGGTAAAGGGTCTCAGTAAGACCCGTCAGTGAAATGTCGTTAGCCATAGTGTGCGAAAGTTATTGGTTGAGATTTGGTTGTGGTTAGTCGGTCAGCTTGCCGCCGTCGCGGATGAACTCATTCCGCTTGGTTTGGGACAGGTTCATGAACTCGGAACGCTTCATTGCCTTGGGCGCTTCCTTGCCGCCGTTGTTGACAGGATCGTGGCCGGGCTTCCGCTCGGGCAGAGCTTGCAGGCGCGCGAGGATGTTGGCGCCACCTTCCGCGTTGGGCGCGGCAAGGATGTCAACCACCCAGTCCTTAACGCTGGCGCCGGGGATGCGGCCGGCATCGGCGCAGGCTTGGACTTCTGCGGTCACGCGGGCACGGCGCTCGGTTTCGAGTTGCGCCTTGATGGCCTTCAAGTCTTCGGCGGTGGAGTTGTCCGGCGCGGGTGGCGCGGCGGGTTTGTGGGCGATCAACGCGGCCTTCAACTGTTCGTCGGTAGCGGCGTTGTCGATCTTGATGCCCAGCGCGGTTGCCAGGGCAATCATCTCGGTTCGATTCATGATGCTTGTGGTTGCCCCGCTTTCATTCGGCGCGGGCGGTTTGGTTTGGTTTTTCAGCGACGCCGGCACTCGCCGGAATTGCGAAAGGTCAAAGGTGTTGGTGGCCGCGACTTCGGCGGTCACGTCGTCCACTAGGCCGAACGCCTTGGCGTCAGCAGCGGTGAACCACGTCTCGTCTTTCATCGCCTGCTCAATTTCGGCGCGCGGCTTCTTGGTCTTTTCCTCGTATACGTTGACCAGCGCCTCCTTGTGCTTTTCCAGAGCCGTCGCCATCTCGCGCATTTCGTCAGCGGTGCCCATGCAAATGCCGGACGGGTCGTGAATCATCAGCAGCGCGCTTGCGGGCATGACCAGTTTGCTACCGGCTAACGCGATGATGGACGCGATGCTGGCCGCGAGTCCGTCGATGCGGCATGTCACTTGGTTGCGTCGCGCGGAAAGCAGGTTGTAGATGGCAAGCCCCTCGTGAACGGAACCGCCGGGCGAGTTGATGCCGACGGTGATTTTGCGAGCGGCCGGAATCTTGGCCAACTCCTGAGCAAACTCCTTGGCCACCACGCCCTCACCGCTCCAAAAGTCGCGCCCAATCTGGTCATAGATCAGGATTTCCGCCGGGGCGGATTCATCGGCGGACGCTTTGAAAGTGAAACAGGTTTTCATGCTGGAACGGCTGCGGGTTGCGGAGGATTGGTTGCTGCCTCTTGCTGGATTGCCTCAAGCGCGGCTTCGATTAGCGACCCGTTTGGAATCTCAAACTCGGCTTCGATTTCTCCGGCAACCTTCCGCTCCTTCGCGCGCTGCCGCAGGATTTCGCGCCAGTCTTCACCGAGCGCGCCGCAGATGCCTTCAAGCGTCAGCCATCCGGCCCGGTATTCGTTAATCAGCGCGGCGGAGTTGCGGCCAACGTCCACGTTGACGGAGCGAGGCGGACGCACGGTGACGCGGAGGAAATCCGCGGGCGGGTCGCCAAGGTTGTTGGCGTTGGAATAGACTGCCCACTCCATGCACCAGCGATAGATGCTCTCGAAAGCGGAAGCCAAGACCGCGCTGCGGCTGCGGAAGAATACGGCCGCGGTGTCGAGGTCGGCGCGCGTGACGGTGCCTTGCAGGCTGAACGGCATCACCAACAGCTTGGAAATACCAACGCCGGCGCAAATCTTGGAAAGGACGTAATCCCAGTGCGCTTGGTCCGCGATGCTGGGTGTGTCGCTGCGGTGTTGCTCTAACGTCTCGTCAGAACGAATGGCAATCGTTCGCCCGCCGCCGGATGATTTGCGGATGTAGTCAGTCCGCGTTTCGAGCGTTTCGACGTTCGCGGCGGTTTGCTTGTTGATCTCGAATCGCGACGCTTGCAGCCCATTGGCCGGCAGTTCTCCGGTCTTGGTCTTGAATACGTTGGTGATGTCCGCGGCATCCTTGCTCTTCCGCATTTGCAGCATCTGGAGATCGTCCAAATCATGCAGGTCATTGAGCACTGGATAAAGCATCGGCAGCCCGCGGTATTGGCCGGCACGCGATGGCTCGAAAATGTGAATGATGTTGGGCGCCTCAATGCGCTCAAACTTGTCGCCCTCGAATGAAGTGCGGATGTGATACGCAACGGGCCGGCCCTTGGCGTTTAGCTCGATGCCGTCAATGACCGTGACTCCCTTGGGAATGTTGCCCGGCGTAGCGACGCGGTGCGACTCAATGATCTGAACCCGCGGACGCCGAATCGTTCGCCCGTTGAGCGTGACTTCCTCGCCGTAGGTCTTGAGCAGGAACACTTCGCCGTCAACAAACCACAATCGGGCGCAGAGGCTTTGCAGTGATCCAAACGGATGCAGGCTCGCAATGTCGCAGACACGTTCCCAGCCAGTCCACCAATCGCGGGCGCGGGTGTTCCATTCCTCATCGGAACTCGCCGGGATGAATTGAAGCCCGTTGGCTCCAACGGTGAATTGCTCAAACAGGTCGGCCAGCCGGTTGACGATGCCGCTGTTGCGCTCGAAATAGCGGGCCTTGCGGACAATCTCCAAGCGCGTGGCTTGGTCGGCATCGAAGCGCGCGTCGCGAACAAACCCGTGGACGTCGCTACGAGCGGTGTCGTAACGCTGCCCCGCTTCGTAGCGGTTGGTAATCACCGCCCATGCTGCCGCCATGCGCGCACGTAGGTTCATGCGGCGGTGATTGTGACGGGTTTGCCGTGGCCAAGGCGGAGGCCGATGAAGTCGGTTCGCAATTCGGTCACCGGCTGCAACCGCGCCTTCATTTCCGCAAAGATTTGCGCGTCGGTCGGCGACGTGATGCCGGCGGAAATTAGGGCGGCCTGGCAGGTATCAAACAGGTCAAACAGGTCGGAGACGAGTTCGCCAATCTCCACCGGAGTCAGTCCACCGCTAGACGGCAGCATGAATTGGACGGTCCGGCCGGCTGCACCGGTCGCGATGATGACCTTGCCGGTCTTGGTGGCGGCGTAATTGACGCCGACCGCCGCGGTCAATGCAGCCTCAAAGCCAAGCCCGAGCCGGGTCGCCTCTGCG